CCCCCCTCAGCTGCGCCTACGACGCATGTTATATCGCCTGATAGCTGCACATTCGCGCTGGCGATATAGCCGCCTCCACCGCCGCCGCCGTTACCACTGTTATCTATACCGCCACCATCGCCGCCACCGCCGCATAGCCATATATCTGCGCCAATCGGACGGTTTGCGGTCAGCGTGCCGCTGGAAGTAAGCGCGAGGACGATATAGGCCACGCCGTCAATGGTTTTTTCTTCTTCAGTGTATGTACCGCTGTATGTATACACAAACGGCTGCGCCGCGCTGTAAAACTGCCGCGCCAGGCCGCCTGCGCCGATATAGCCTTTAACCACTTTGCGGGCCAGCCCATCAACGCCCACATACAGGGCATTTACCTTGCGCGCCAGCCCGTCAACGCCCACATGTACGTTACTCATACACCAGATACACCTCCCCGCTTGCCAGCGCGCTTTCGCCGGGCGTCAAATCCGCCGTGCCCGCGCGGATGTTGCGTACCTGCGCGGTAGCGAGCGATTCCACAGCCGTGGCGTTGGCTTGCACCTGCCCGGCCAGCGTGCCCGCGGCGATCATGCTTGCCGGATGGGTGGAAGGGTGTACGTAGTTGTTCGCCCCGGCTTCTATCCCCGCCAGCTTGTCCTTCTCACTGGTCGTGTAGTCGTTGGTGGATAATCCTTTGCCGCTTTCGGCATTCACCTTGCCCGCGAGGGCGGTCTCAAGCCCGGTCACATCACTTTGTGTATGCGTATGTTCCGCCGCGGCTTTTCCGGCCAGCGCATCCGTTAATCCCACAATATCTTCTTGTTCATGGGTGTGCTCCGTCGAGGCCTTTCCGGCAAGCGCGTTGGATAGCCCAGCAATATCTACCTGCTCATGGGTATGCTCCACCGCGGCTTTCCCGGACAAGGCGGCTGTCAGCCCGGCAATATCGCCCTGTTCATGGGTATGCTCTGCCGCTGCCGCGCCTACCTCCTGGGCTGTATAGGTTGGCTTTGTGTTACTCAGCGCCCACGCGGGCACGCTAGGCATGTCCGCTGCTTTGGCGTAATAGCTTGGCAATTGCCCGCCCAATTTTTCGGCGTCGTCCACGATGCCATCGCCGTCGGTATCATATGTCGCGGCCAGCATGTCGCCCGCGCCGCTGCCGTCCGCGCCGTCGTTGATGGTGGCCGTGTGCGAGCCCTCGGCGTCCACGATGGTGATGGTGGTGATTTTGCCGGATTTGCTCACGGAGATGGTGGGGGACACGCCGTCGTCGCCCTTGGGCCCGGTGGGGCCAGTTGCACCGGTTGCGCCCGTATCGCCCTTGGGCAACACTAAGTTAAGCACATAAGCCGGATATGTACCAGTGAGCGTCGCACTTGCTTCGCTGGTAGTCTCCGCGCGCGTAACCGTACCAATGCTGATGGTGGGATTTTGTCCGTCCGTACCATTTTCTCCTGCCGGGCCGGTGATAGCGGAGAGCGCCACGAGATTTTGCCACGCTCCGCCAACGGGCCGCCACTGAAGATAAGCGTCTGACAACCTAAGCTCAACGGATAAGCCATCCGCACCCTTGATATTCACGCTGGCCGGATTGGGCAGGCCCTTGTCGTTTGTCCAGGACAACACGCCCTCCGCGCTCATGCCTGGAATGAACGTCGCGCCGTTGTATTCGCCACTGGCGATATCCGCCTTAAACTGCGCAAATGCTGCCTCTCGCGCCTGTTCGGCCGCAATGCGCTCCGCCTCAGCGGCGGAAACATCCTCTTCGAGCTGCTCAAGTGCATCCATTTGCGCCAGTAGCTCCTCTAGCGACGGAATGATCTCGCCCGGGTCTATATACTGATTAGGGACAGGCTCTCGAACTGAAAAGAATGTTTCACACGCTGATAAAACGTTCCCATTTTTAGAAATACGCATGATCCCGCGCAGTTGGCCAGCAATAGCATAACATTGCTGCGTTAATGTCACTGATGCTATATTTCCGCTTGAGTTTCCCGTAATATAAATGGAATTTTTGTCCTCTCTAACGAACAATGCACTTACACTATATCCATCAAGATTGGCGGGTTGTCCCATCTCGTTAATGGCTATTTCCCAAACATGTGCATCCCCATCACCAGGAATCATCAACACGTCAGGCCAAACATTTGCAGGTGGAAATCCTCGAGTAAGATCGATGGTTTGCCGGATTATCCAGTTCATCTAACTCCCCCTCATTCTGGGATGCCGGTAAGTTCGTGCCAAAGGTGATGTTTTTCAGCGGCGTGTTCCCATGTAATGTCGTTCTTGCAAAGGTGCTTCATGCTGGCGGTGATGGCAGCGCGCATTTGATTACCCGCTATTTCAAGCGGGACCTGCCCTGTGCCTGCCCCTAATATCGGGAAATAAACCGCGTCGCAATGGTGCCGCTTCGCTTCCCTGAGTGCTGCCAAAGTTGCGTAATACACATTTGCTGTATGTGTTATAGTCATAGGTACCTGCATTGTTGGCGCATAAATCACAATAGGGAAGGGTGTCTCCAGCGGCGAAACGGATACGGCGCATCCGATAGGAAGCTCGCCAAAATATTCATTGGCAATGATGGCCTGCAACTTTCCTTGTATACCGTTGTAGATGGCAGTGAAAGCCCTATCGATACCGCCATCCATGATGGCAAAGCTGTTCCCAGGCGCTACAATAGCCGCTCTTTCTCCCGTGCCCAGCAATCCGCTTTTACAGATTTTTTCGATACTGGCAGTAAGCAGTGCAATGCCATCGGATTCTGGGATTCTAAGAGCAGCCAGAGCTTCGGCTTGCGGGTGGAATATGATATACCTCATATATAGCCTCCTAATAATTTCCTCCACTGTAAGATGTGACAAAAGTCTGCACAAATAGATTTGCTTCTATTCTGCATAGGCCATTTGGTACAAGCTGAATTTCATGCCACGTGCCACGGGTAATTTTCCCATTGGAGTCTTTGTCGAGATAGGCTACTATGTCCATCTCATCGTTTGCTACCTCAGACGATGGTACCAAATTCCCATCAACATTTAATGCTATTGCATTCGCCATTCCTCCCTCATAAATTCCATATTCAATCCTGTGCGTATGGTCACCAAGGGTAAGTGAGTGTGAATGCGAAGGAATAGTTATACCATGTGAGTGCGAAGGAATAGTGATATTATGTCTATGCGATGGAATATCCACAGTTTGCCCAGGAATGGTGATAGTAACCGCCCCTGTGTGAAAATGCCTGAAGTAGTGATTATGCGCCGAAACAGTATGCGAATGCCCTGCCGCGCTGCTGGTGGTAGTCGTTGCGGATCCGGTCATCCCGCTGATCGAAATATTCTTAATCGAATAATTATTTACGCCGCCAGTCGTTCCGCCATCCAATCCCGTTTGCGAAACCGAGTGGGTATGTCCCCATGACAATGAGTAAGTGTCCGAAAAACTATGGTTGTGAGATAGTACGGTGTGCAAATGCCCGCCCGCGGAGCTGGTCGTCTGCGCGCCGTTATCATCAACATAATACATCTCCGCCCCGGTATCGCTCCGCAACGGCATACCAACTGCCAGGTTGGTGCTACTCACGCGCTGCTCGACCGTAACTTGGGTGTTTCCGCCAGCGCTGCTGGTTGTTTCGCTTCCTCCTCCAGCACTGGTAGTTTCACTGCTCCCACCCCCGCTTTCGGTTGTAGTTACAGTAGCTCCCCCGGCTGCAGCACCGGTTTCATAAGCTCTAAAACTATCAATTCTCCAAGAAAGCAACATTTGATTGATCTTGACGCAACCATGGGGAACATAAACCCGCATCGTGGCTGGATGGCTGGCATCGGCGTTGTCGGCATATTGCTGGGCATAAAGGTTGGTGGCACCCTGCGAGTACTGCGCAGTTATAGCCGTTCTACGCGACAAATCCTCTATTGCGCTTGATACATCAGAGGATTTGTTGCTTATGGTAACATCTATATCCAGCGGATCTCCATCCACATCAGATTTGCCGACCTCAATGATCATTGCGTCGAGGTCGATACCTTTTTCTTCGTCAATCAGGTGCACATATTTGCCTTCATCGAAAGCATGCCAATCCAGCCCTGTGATTTTTGCAAGGTCTACAGCCTTGGCTTTGTAGGTATAACGCGGGTGCTTCACTTCCTCAAGCACTGTGCGCCCTTTCGCAAGGAGCGTTTCGGCGTCTGTTACTTGCAAATCAATATAGTGGCTGGCTAGCACTCCATATAATGGAATTGTATCTGCATCGATATATGGTTTGCCGCCGTTCACTTCGGCAATCCCAACCTGATTCACGCCTTCGCCGCTGCCCTTGCAATATAGACGCGTACACAACGCGGAAGAATCTTTCTCGCGCTTGATTTGCTGCATGTTCCGCTTCCTGCGGATTTCGCACGACCTGTCAGTGTTCTGCTGGACAAGGTTAATCGTCCATGGGTATGAATTTGTATCATATGTCCAATGATAGTTATCAACAAAGCAGGTCGGGATTGAGAACAGTGCATCAAGTAGGTTTGTGTTTTCCCATGAGTATTGAAATTGATAGTCGAAGTCGCACGTTCCGAGCTGCCAGCGCTTTACGGTCTGGCGGGCAAGGATGTTTTCAATAACGTTTCTGGTCGTAATGCCAGTTCCCCCAATTTCAAGATAACCGTCGATTACATCATTCAACAGGAATGCTATAACGTGCTCGCAGGAATACTTTACAAACTGGCCGGATGATGTAACATCCGCTTCTGGTTCGTCCAAAATCCTGTACTTTCCTTTGCTGCTCTCGCCATCAAAAATATCTACGATGGAATGGGTATCGCACAGTGAGGTTTTGGGATCGTCAAGCGGGAGCTCAAATGATGCTGTGAATAGATCATTGTGCGCTCGCGTATATCCGATTGATGTAGCATTCTGAAGAACGCCAACCAATTCCATGTCGCGGTTATAGATTCTAGGTTTCAAACTAGAGCCACCTCGCATTGCACTTCACAACTACACCCAATGTTGCGGCTGTAGAGGATATAAGCTTGATCTCTCGTGTTCCATTTACAGATACGACGGGGAAATCCCCGGATTTTAGCCATTGAACGCCTGTTAAACCGTCCTGCGTTATGTCCCCAGATGAACTATCTATCAAGAGTGTTTGCCCGCTAGGAAGGCTAAATCCGGCCGATTGCAAGCGCATGGTTTTTAGTACATCTTTTTCATCGTAAAACTGGATGCGTAGATCCGTAATCGTCGTTGCGCTTTGGTTGGTGATTTCAATGATGAGCGGAGTAACATATCCTATTTCAAGCGCTGCCAGGCTGATTTCCCCGGCAGTGCTTGCGCTCAAGATAAGGGATTGTTGCACTGTAAATTGCTCAATGCTGCAGCTATATGGTTGCAGCACCATCTTAAGCTTGATTGAGCCGTTCTCCCAGTCTTTGCGGCTAAGGCTTTGGGAGCCATCGACTTCTGCTTCGTAATAGCGGCTGATGTCGCTGTCAAACACAAGCCTCGCCCTTCCGGAGTTTCCAAGCCAGGCAGCAACGGCGTGGAGTTTCGTGGTGATTTCTTCCTCGCTCATCAGGCCATCTGTGCTATGCTTCACAAAGTAAAGCGTTCCGGAAAGAGATTTTTCCTCGTACAGAATACCCTCGCCAGAATCATAACGTAGCGTTCCGCTTTGGCCCGAAATCTCATACGTATTGATTTTTGCGGGCGGGACAGCATCCATGCTGTCCATCACGAATACACAGCCCATATCGTTTAAGCAATGCTTTCCGGCAAATGCGAAGTTGCTCATGTCGCTAGCGGCTGTAACGATGGGTTGGTCATTGTAAACGTTATACAGCCTATTGTCAGCGCATGTAAAAATAGCGGTAAAGCGCGCGGAAGCCCCGCTGCGCTCCGGCGTCGAAACCGAAGTGCAGCGAGCGAGATAGTAGTGTGTCGTGTCGCGTTCGGCGAACAGTTTGGCGGTTCCAGAATCATACAGCCACTTGCCGATGTCGTTTAGCTTCTTGTCGGTATCCTTTATGGTACTGCCTCTGACAAGGACCGTGGCTTCGTGGGAACTTCAACAGCCGCGAGCACTCTCCCACGATATGAAAGCTCTTTGCGCTCAAAGTCCGTGAATACATTGTTCTTCCAACTTACAACCTTGCAATGTCCAAAAGACGCAAGGTGCACATTTCCGAAAATCAAGCCATCACCCCCTGAGCACTTCGCCCTCTGATGGTCTGGCGGGTTCTGCGCGAAATCGCCCTGCTGACTGGATTGCTTACTTTTTCGCCAACTTTATCGCCATCCATGTACACGGAGCTGTCCAACGCTCCGGATTCAATCAGGCGATCAGCTATAGAGCGCCCAATGGCATCCGCTCTCTCAAGTATAGATTGTCTGTCGCCGGTAGCCTCCGCTGTCCGTCTTGCTGTCTGGCGAATGGTATCGCCGGACGTATAGACCGTTCCGCGCGATGGGTCGCCCACGAAAAATGAGCTATGCAGCGCATCAGATACATCCGATGCTGCCCGTTCAACGAGCGCCATCTTGCCGCTTATGCCTTGCGCAAGGCCTGCATCCCACATCCAGCCGACTTCCTTCTCCGCGACCTTCGATGGGCTTTTGATGCCGAGCTTCGATTTGGCGGCGCTCAGGGCTGACTGCGCCGCGCTTTGTGCGGCGGCAGATATAGCGCTGCTCCCTGCACGGATGCCTGCCGCTATGCCGCGTGCGAAGTTCGAGCCAATACCGCTTCCAGCACTGCTAGATAGAGCTGCGCTTGCAGCCGTCACAGCCGTTCTTGCTGCTCTGGCCGCTTCGCTGCTAAGAGCTCCTGAAGAAGATGAAATTGAGGTTCTTATGGCGTTTACCCACTTTGTTCCGATTTCAACGCCATTGGCTTCACTCATGTTGAGAACAAACTGCTGTACAACCGCATCCGATACCTGCAACGCTGCCGCTTCACTGGGCGCTTTACCGTTCAGGATGGATGTTTCCATGCCAGACATCGCTGCATCCGTGGTTTCTGTGATCTCTTCCGGCAGCGGCTCAAACGCCCCAGTAACGGTATCATGCAACCCCGTGCTTGCTTCGCTTACTGATGGTTGCGCATTGTCTTGTCCGGTCGCGACTGCCTGTCCTGTTTCTTCGCCCTTTGCGGTATTGTCCGTTACAACTTGCGCAACATCTTCTTGCGTGATTGCCGCAGCTGCAGCGATTTCCGCAGCCGCCTCTTCTATGGAAAGCTGTCCGCTTTTTAGCCCCTCGGCAACGCCATCCGGCAAAGCAACGCCAAGCAGCGATCCGGCCTCAACTCCAAGTCCTTCCAATTCCGCCACAAGCTCTGGCTTCCACTCTGCGATTTCTGCGAAGGCAGTTCGGAACGTATGATCCCATAAACCCGCCATGAGTTCATCCGCGTTCCATCCTTCTGCAATCGCCGCTTCACCGGCCGCAATCAGTTCTTGGCTCTTCTGGATGATGGCCGGTTTGCCGTCCACAATTGCCATTGAATATCCCTCAGGGATGCTAATTCCCATGAGGTCTCCAATCTCATAGCCAAATTCGCTCGCAAGCTGCTGCAAGTCTACAAAGCTATCGCTTTCAAACATTTCATACAGGGCTGCAGCAACTTCAGGCTGTTGCACATCAAGCGCATTTATAAGGTTTTCGCCATATCCAAGGCCAATAAGTAGCGCCGCTGCTCTTGCGGATTCCTCCGCAGTAGCCGTATTGGATTCCATCCCGCTGAGGAACCCTCTATATAGGTTAACTACGCTCTCGTTGCCTAGCCATTCGTATTTCGGCATGAATTCCGAATATTTATTTTCTACAGCTACTCCCCATGCATATACAGCATCCTCCAATTTTTTGGTGCTCGTAAGAGTAGCCCCCATCGCGTCTATAAGCGCCGCGCCACACGCTTTCCCTAGGCCATCAAAGCGTTCAACGGGTACATCAAACTCCATATCGTAGAACTGATTCATCATCTCTTCCACGTATGGGTCGACTTGAATGCCAAAAATGCCCCTGAAGAATCCGACAATCGCATTCGTCAGTACGCCAGCCGCGCCCTCAATCACGCTGGCACCAAGGCCAATAACGCCTTTAACCAGCTCCGCAATAAATTGCACGCCGACTTGCGCTATCTTGGCAAGGTTCGAAGGATCGAGGAGAAATCCCACAAATTTCCCTACGAGCGTTCCAGCGGCAGTGGCCAGCCCCTCTGCCGCGCTTATAATTCCATCGCCAATGGCCGTGATAAGTCCAGCGAAATCAGATGAACCTAGGGCCTCTAAAGCAGATATTATCCCGTCCAGCAACGCAGTCGCAAAGCCGCCGAGCTTATCTCCAATGCTTGCCCAGTCCATGTCCTTCAAGGTATCGCCTATCGTTGTTACTATGTTCTTCGCCGAATCAACCAATCCCGGGATAGCATCTACAATGCCATCAATAATGGCGCTCGCAAGGTCTGTCATTTCGCCGAGGAAGGTCGGTATCGCGTCTCCCGTAAGCAACTCACCAATTGCTCCAACAATCCTATTCGCGGCGTTTCCAACCTCCGGGATGGCCTCAACCAGAGCATCGATGATTGCGCCTGCGAAGTCAACCACTCCACCCAAATACTGTTCATAGCCTTCGCTGTTGAAAAGGCCGGCAATTGCACTGATGATATCAGATGCCGCATTCGCCACTTTGGGGATTTGTTCAACGAGCTTACTGATGAGGCTTGCAGCGATATTTTTCAAGGATTCCGCGAAATCAGCAAAGCCTTCGCTGCCAAGAATATCCGCGATCTTTCCGATGATTTTTGCGCCAGCATCTCCAATGGCTTCTATGCCATTGCCGATGCCGTCTATGATACTGCTAGCAAGTAGGTTGAAAATGTCCGAGAACCCATCCAGAGAAACTCCGTTAAAGCCCTGCATCAAGCTTGTAATGAACGTCGTTGCTTTGGCGACAAAATCCACTTTGCCTGATACGATTTTTTCTGCCAGAGCGCTGGCGATGTTTGACATGTCGCCAATTTTTGCCGCTATAGCTTCGTTGGAGAGATCTAGGCTCGACAAGCCCTCCGCAATTTTGCCAACGATTTTTTCACCAACATCTGTCCACGAGCTGTCCGCGGTAAAATCATCACCGAGCACAAGCTCCTTGATCCAATCGCCAGTAGCGCTAAAACCTCGCTTAATAGCATCCCAAATTCTAGCGCCAACTTCTCCCCACGAGGCGTCCGGCGTATACGAATCGCCCAGCACCTTCTCTTTGATCCAGTCTCCGGCTTCGGAGATACCGCTTTTTATGGTATCCCATATCCGGCTGCCTACGTCGGCCCAACTGGAATCCGGGGTATAAGAATCACCGAGAACGAGCTCTTTGAGCCAATCGCCGGTGGCGGAAAAGCCGCTTTTGATGGATTCCCAGATTTTTGAACCGGCTTCGGCCCATGTGGAAGTGTCGGTCGCTTCATCGCCGAGGATAAGATCTTTCAGTCCGGATACTCCATCTTTGATTGCACCGACTATTTCTTTTCCCAAAGCAGCCCAATCGGTGTTCTTTATGCCGTTCCAAATGGCGGTTACAATCTCCGCTGCTGCTCCGATGATTTCTGGGATGTTCCGGATGATGGCAGATGCTATTCCGGCCATCATCTCCGCTCCAGATGAGATGAGGCTGGGTAAATTCCTGCTGATTCCATTCGCAACGCTTGTAACGATGCTTTTCCCTACGTCTGCAATGGCCGAAGCATTGTCGCCGATGACGTCCATAAAGCCCGTGATGGCGAGCATAGCCGTATCCGCAAGCTCTGGTATAATGTTTTGGATGCCTTCAACAATCGATGCGGATAGAGCGGGAATGCGCTTTGAAATGGTTTGCATCGAGGATTGAATGTTGCTATTGAACTTTTTGAGTGACGCCTTGGCTTTCTTGCTGAGTTGCGCAAACGCCTTGCCAATGTCGTTATTTGCATCCACTGCTGCTACAGCAAAGAGCGCAATGCCGCTGGCTACAATCCCGATCGGGGATACAAGCGCCGCCATTGCGGGTAAAAGCTTCCCTGCAGCCGCCACAGCGCCGCCCAGCGCGGCTATTAACGGCCCCGTAGCGGCTGCCAATCCGGCAACCTTATATACCACGTCTTTTGTGGCGCCGTCAAGTGCATTGAAGCCATCCACCAAACCGGATGCGCCCTGTACAGCCCCGCGCATGGCTGGTAGCAACCTATCATACAGATTGAGCTTCAACGTTTCGAGTGAACCGTTCAGGCCTTCTACGTCGCCCTTGAGATTATCCAGCATTATGTCGGCCATATCCTGCGCTGCGCCGCCACAATTTTCGTATGCTGTCGCAAGCTCATCGAGCGCTTCTGGCCCAGCCTCCATAAGCACCATCATGCCGGAGAGGGCTTCTTGGCCAAACAACGTAACAAGTGCGTTTTGCTGCTGCTCATCCGTAAGCCCCGACATGCTCGTTTGCAGCATAGCCACGATATCCGATATGGATTTCATCTGGCCTTCGCTGTTATAGAAGGATATGCCAAGCTCGTCCATCTTTTCGAGCATAACGTCAGTAGGCTTTGCGAGCCGCGAAAATGCTCCGCGTAGCGTTGTACCAGCCTGGGAACCCTTGATGCCAGCGTTGGACATAAGGCCGATTGCAGCCGTGACTTCCTCGAACGAAAGTCCCATCGTATTTGCAAGCGGCGCGACGTACTTCATTGCTTCGCCCGTATCATATACAGCCGCATTGGTTTTTGCGGCGTTGGACGCAAGCACATCGGCCACATGTCCGGCCTCTGCCGCCTCCATGCCGAAACCGCGCAGTACAGATGCTGCGATATCCGCGCTGGTCGCCAAATCTTCGCCGCTGGAAGCAGCAAGGTTCAACATACCGGGCATGGCGGAGATGATCTCATTTACGCCAAAACCAGCGCTGGCAAGATACTCCATGCCCTCTGCGGCCTCGGAGGCTGAATAAACGGATGACGCGCCCAATTCCTTGGCCGTTTCGGTGAGCAATTCGAGCTGAGCAGCAGTTGCGCCGCTGATGCCTTGGACGCGCGACATTTGCGCTTCAAATTCCGTCCCTACGTTGAAAACGTCCTTTCCAAACGCAACAATGGGAGCGGTGATGGCGGTTGAAAGCACTGCGCCGGTCTTGGCGAGCGAACCTGCAATCTCGCTGCACTTTTTCTCAATGCCGCTGATCGCATTGTTTAAGCCGGACGAATCGATTCCAAACGACGCATATAGCTCGCCAACTTTCAGGGCCATGCGGATCACCTCCATGCGCAGAAACGAAATTTTAATTTACTTTACTTTGTTGGCGATATATGGTATAATCAAGTTAATTTTCGGGGGGTGACGATTCATGACTTGTCCGAATTGCGGAAGCACGAATGTAACCGTTGCAATGGTGCAGGATTCTGGGCGCACGCGAAAGCGCGGTTGCCTTTGGGGGATCGGTCGCACAATCCTGATAATCTGCACATGCGGCCTGTGGCTCTTGATCGGGAAAACCAAGAGCAAGACCAATTTCCAGCACCATAAGGAAGCCATTTGTCAGAGCTGTGGCAAAAGCTGGCGCGTATAGACGCCAGGCCTTTGCTCGGGAAGGAGGAAACTACGATGCGCAAAGTCGCAATCGTACTGTTTGCTTTGCTGCTCGTGCTGCAACCATTTTGCATGGCTGAATCTGAGGGGACTTTTGTTCCGTCGTATCAGTCATTCATGGATAGCTTCAATGCTGAGCTTGCTGAAATTGATGCTTCTTATTGTGAAGCCATTTCAAGATTTCACAAAGAAGATGTATGGAATGAAGTGGCAAGCTCATTAGAAGACCGATTCATACTCATTGACGAAGATGCTGGTATATCTATTTCGTCAAATGAGTATTGGTCGCAGCTTGTGCTTTTTACAATGCGGATACCAATCGGGCCCTCGGAAGAAGCAGCGGAGAGCTTTATGTCCATCGCAACGGCTGCCATACGCTCTATCTATACGGGTGTAAGCGAGCAAAGGCTTGAATCCATCCTACGTATTTGTGGGGTGGGTGATGTCCTCGAGCGCTCCGATCCATCATCCTTTGAGAGAACAGGGTTCTTCGATATGCACACTGTATCCTCCGTGGCAAAAGACGGATACATCTATCTGTATATCGAACCGATTCGGGATGATGGAAACGACCGTATAAAAATCACCCCATTTGGGTTTGAGACGAAATAAGGAGGGACCTTCCATGACGCTGGGTATCATTCAGCTAGTAGGGGCTGCTGTGTTGTTATGGCAGGCCTCTACAATCTCGCGGCTTGCATTGATCGCAACGAGCTTTGCGTCAACCGGCGGCGCATTTTTCCTCGTAGCGTGCTGCATGGTTGTTTCTGGGATATTTGCGATTCTTCGCAAGGTCAAGGGCAATCCGAAGATGTACATTGCCTGTTTCTCCGCCAATATCGTTGCTGTGCTGGCGTGCCTTATGGGCGGTAGAATGGGCGACCTTGGGACTATATGGCTGCCGGTTTGCGCAGTCCTTTCTGTCGTGTACATCGTCCGTTATGTCAAGCTGAAGGATTCCGCCGAATAATCCCGAGAGCGATTTGGAAAAGCAGGGAGATATTTGTGCTCCTCCCTGCTTTTCTTATACCGATATGATAGAAGAAAAAAATGCGTTTGCTGCCCGCTCATCTCGTTTCTCATCCGCTTCTGCTAGCTCATTCTCCGACCGAATCCTTACAGCCACAGCTCCATTGGGAGAAAGATTGTTAAGCAGCACGAGGAATAGCCGCCAAGATATTCTATCTATTTGCTCCACAAGATTGATCTGGTAGTCGCGCCAAAAATCCGCTTCTACGGCATCCCAGATGTGGAGCATATTTACTTTTTTGCGCGCTTGCCCTCGCCAGTCTGGATGCGGCTATCCTCGTCAGTGATTTCTTCTGCTTCATCCTCATCGGCTGGGCCTTCGTTGATCTCCTTAAATAGCTGTTGCACTAGGGCCGCGAGATTTGCCGCGCTAAATCCTTTGTTGCATAGCCTATCTACATTCTCGGCACCAAGCATCGCATCCGCGGCGAGCATTACCATGCGCGTTTGCTGCTGGCCATCCATGGATTCAGCGCGCGCCATCATAACCGGTACAATGGCCGGGATCTCCATCGGAACGGAATACTCCTCACCCATTATCATTACGGTAATCGTTTCCTGCTTCTTTTCCGATATGAATTTATCAAAATTCAAAATCTTCCCCATATATAGCCCTCCTATTTTTTCGGCAAAACCCAAGGGAGCGCCGCAGTGGCGCTCCCTCTTGGTACGATTACGTACCGGCAGATACAGTAACTTCGAGCGTGGCGCGCTTGCCACCATTGGCCGTAGTAACGGTAATCGTGGCTGTTCCAACCGCCATCGGGGTAAGGGTGAAGCCGTCTTCGGTAATATTCGAGATGGTGACCACGCTGCGCTTGCTGTTTGTGATTTTGAACCGCTTGTTCGAAGCCTCTTCCGGCTCGAACACCACCGAAATGATCTTTGGCGCACCGCCGACCGTTAAAGAAGCGCTGGTTGCGGCGGAATCGCCATCGTTAAACGATACCCCAGTGACCTGAACGTAGGGGAGGACTTCTGCTTCGCCAACCTGCTCTAAATCCCACGTCAACGTAGTGCCGGTATCGTCGGCAGAAATTTCGCGGCTGGTGACGATGTAATCAGCAATGAATGCGTGACCATATGGGTCAACGAATTTGAGGGTAGCATCTGCATCGCAACCGGCGACCTCTGCGTAACTGTTCAGCAGCTCTTGCCCAGGGTCGTTTTCCCCGGTCAATTCAACTACGACTTCGCGGCCTTCCAGAGAGATGCTCCCGCTGCGCTTGGTTACATATGGCTCGCTCCACGTTTCCGTATCTGCAGAGCCATCTTCGGTCTCACTGTCGATATTCCGCGTCAAGCTACTGAGGCCATAAATCCTGATATACTCATTGGATGCAACATCAAGGATGTATACAAGCCAATTTCGGATGTTTACGGGGCAGCCGCTTTTGCGTCCCTTTGCCATAGCTTTTTCCTCCGTTCTCCCGCAATAGATGCGGGTCAAAAATTACAGTAACGCACTAGGAAATTGCTGGAATACAAATCCCGGCGCTTTTCATCAACGCCAAGCCCGGCGGAAGCGTTGATTATCTCAATTTGCACCCTAGCTCCGTCTCCGGCGAGATAGCCGTCGAACTCCGCCAAATCCTCAACGATCCTCTGGGACAGCTCGTAGGCGGCCCTGGTGACCCTTGCCCTTACGACGACCTGAACCCTCGCTCCATCGTCTGAGCCACCATAGCCGCTGTCGGTCGAAAACACACACACGGCGTTATCTGGCTGATCGGGCATAAGCCCCCAAAAGATGTTTCCCTCAACCTCTTTGTCAGCGACTTGTCCGTGTCCGCAGAACTCAATGTGCCGCGCAAACTGCTCGATCAAATTCATTCTGCCTCACTCCATTTCAGCAGATAGGCCGCGTTGCGCAAGCTCAGCCATCTCTCGTTGCACGCTCTTGTCGAACGCAGGGTCTTCAAGGTACTTTGCTTTGCGCCCACGCTGGTGGTGATACCGCATGTTTTCATGCTGTACAACAGCATAGGGAGTATCGTAAGATACAGTCCCTTCGCTGCCATCATCATTTACGTCAACATAGCAAGAATTTTGTAGCGGCCCCTGGTCGAGCGGGACTTGCTGCTTGCTTACAGATGCAAGATGATCAAGTGCCATCCAGGTAGCACGCTTGCTCCCGCTTTTAGTGATATTCCTGATGGTCTGCTTATCCAGCTTAATCTTGACCTTCGCGCTCATTCAAGGTACACCTCCAAATGGTTATCGGAAAACCCCGTCGCCACATCACAGCGCATAACGACGTACTCTTTGCCATCGCATATGACTATGCTTTTCGTAGGAATTGGCTTCCCGGTGCAAAACATCTTTGCGTTTGCAAGCACTTGATCGATCTGGCCGTCGGGATTCTTGTAAGTGGCGCGAAGGTTCCCTCCTCGCTGCATCCTGCACTTGCGCTGTTCTTCTTTTCCGTAGATGATTTCGCCGCCAGCATCACGCACATACGGCTTGATTCGTACAGTCTTTTTCAGGAACGCATCAATCAACGCCATATCAGTACGACCTTTCTACGCCCTTGTACATCAATCCCTCGCGGAGCAAAACCCCATAGGCCGCCGGGCAAACCGTTTTCTTAGTGATCACGTTCCCCATTGATGCAGCGTCGAATGACATTGAAAAGTCGCCAATTTGAAAGGATTCAACGCCTTGAGGGATAGAATTGTCGCCGCATTGTGTCGCTATGGTTTTCTCGTGGGCAATCTGATAGATGCAAGCCTTGTCAAAGGCCTCAGCCTGCGATTCGGTGTGAGGATTATTCGGGAATATGAAAGCGCGCATCTTATCGCGCATCATTTCCAGTTCATCCGCCGTGGGCGCTGCACAAACGATATGTATGTCTGCCATTTACGACACCTTCTTTCTGCTGACCCTTTTCTTTGGAACAACAGAAACAGGAGCAGGGCTTTCGCCGCTGCTCCTTTCGTTGTTTGTCTGCGCCTGAACATCTTCCACCCAGACAGCCTTGCCTTCGGAAACGAGCTTGTTTTTGTAGGGATCGGGCGCATCAATCATCATGCCCACCGGAAGGACTCGTCCCATAACGGGTATAGCCTTAATGAGTTTGCATCCGTTCAAGCGTCACACCTCCGAATCAACTGCCGGTGCCTTCGCCATCTTCGCTGTCGGATGCGGCGGCGGGAGTAAATACAGCGAACGGATACCGGGTTGCCTTGGTTGGATTCACGCGGCTTACGGGGTTCGGGAGTGCCCAGCCAGCGCGGAATACCACGCGGAGGGCCACCATATCCTGTTGCGCGAGGTTGTACACGATATTCTTGGAGCTTGGATCCTGAATAACCGCTTCGCGGAGGAGCGTAGTGGTGATGTCGGTGCGGACGGCCCACACGGCCATATTCCAGTCGCCGCCGATCAGCAGCGCCTTAGAGGCATCCATCACTTCCGTGCGCGGGAACAGGATGGGGTTGCCATCCAGTTCGTAAGTGGATCGCGCTCCAACGCCATCGCGGTATACTGCGCGGCCAAAGATGGGAAGTCCATTGCCATCAACGGAACCGCGCAGCTTGGAACGCATGGAAATGGCTCCTACATAGGCATTTGGAACATAGCCATCTTCTTCGATCTTCGCAGCAAGGCCGCCTTCGCCGAGAAGCTGTTGATACAGGCTCTCGCTGCTATCCAGAGCAACGGTATTGCTGGCAGTGGTCGCGCCAGGTACGATTCCATCCGGGAAGTTGGCGGGCTTATTGGTGCCGAAGAGCACAGCCTTATCAAAGGTTGCGCCAATCGCCTCGGTAAGCCGGGGGCGGACATTCGCCCAAATATCGTAATCGGAATCATCTAGCACGTTTTGCGGGATGGGAACGATGCACGCGATCTCTTCTGCGTACAGTTTGACGTTTTCCCACGCCTGAGAAGTGGTCTGCTTGTAGCCGGTATCGCCGTCCACCCAGTATGCCATCGGCAGGCTGGATAGTACAGGAAGAACGCGGGTCTTGGTGGACATATCTGGCAAACGCCGCATGAGCTGCATCACGACGGACTGCTCAGGAACATGCTCGAAGATTTCCCGCGAATTTTCTTCTGGGATAAGTACGGCTGCGCCAGTGCGGTCAATGATAGCCATGGTTCAATTCCTCCAATCAATCATAATCGGAATCGTTTATTGCGCCCTGCCAGCGGCCATGCGTATCGCTGCGTTGGCATCTGCGCTAGAGTGTCTTTCTTCGCTGCCTTGATTTTCAAGTGAACCGCCGTATCCGAAATTCCCATGTTGGCGGCCAGAATCGGTGAAAAGGTAGCCGTCGGTCTTTTTGATCGCTTCGACCTGCTCATCAAGGCCTACTAGCTTTCCGTCCTGCTCGCTTATGGCATCCATCTTAAGCAGAGGCATAACTACATCGGCGTTGCGTGCATTCATGCCGCGCAGGGCGTCCTTGATGCGGTATTGCAGGCCGATTTTTGCAATCTGCTCGTCACGCGCGGCAACATCCGCAGTAAGTTGCTCGATCTTGGCATTCAGCGCAGCGGTATCGCCGCTATGCTGTTGTGCCTCTTGCAACTGGGCGGTGAGCGTTGCAATCTGCTGGTTGAGCGTTTTGACCTTGTTGTTCGTGTCGTCAAACTTCGCTTTCGGGATATAGGAACCATCTGCAGTGTTGACAAGTGTAACGCCCGTTGTGCCGCTCATCTTCTCGGTAAATTGTGCGAACAATTCATCGCCAAGAATCGGCTTGAGGTAATCATAATTCATTGCATATCTCCTCCTGCTAAGTTTTTATGCCGGCACTCATCCGGCGTGGCAGGCCATAGATAACCCCTATGGCGGGCAATATAAGAACGCCATTGCTCGGGCATGGCGTTTCTATCATTGGTTTCTATCATTGTTAAACGCGTTAAATTGCTCATATGCTGGCTTATTCGCTTACGATAGCAGGTAAGTTGCTATCAACGAGCAACGCATTGAGGCGGGCAATGAAAGCCGTCATAACGCTTTGTACATCGGCTGCATGGGTTGCACAGTACTCTTTGTTGAGCATCTCAAAAGATACGCTGATGCTCCGCTCGCTGTAGGTTGCACTTGATATTAGGACTTCATCTCCGTCCTCGTTGACTGCGCTGACTCTCACAGACTTGCTTTCGGGCTTTTCGCTGAGCATTTTTATACCTCCTTCGGGGCTGAAATCTTCTGCTTTAATCCAGCAAATGCCGCGCTGACCTTTGGGGCTTTATAGACCGCCTTGATGTAGTCTCGGAAATTCACTGATTGGCACGTATGGAAATGGCTGTCGGCAGCCTCAACGCTCTTGAACAGTTCATAGATCTGCTCGGCATCCTCTGTTGAGAGCGATATAGAAGCAGGAACAGTATTTACGCCAGCATATGCGTCGGAAAGTACAGTGTTCCGCGATACGGAACCTGTTGTAGAATTGGCTCTCGGCATGAGCAATACACCTCCTGTAGTTTATTTTTTTACCTTAACTGGTGGAAGCTTCTTGGCCGCTGCGCTCAATTTGGTTTCGCCGCCTTCGCGCCAATATTTTCGCGGCAGCCAGTCCACACTTTCTGGTACGCTGCTATTGTAAGTATCTCGCAATGCGCGGATTTTTGCCTGATACGCTCTGACATGCGCATACGCAGTGCGTTCTTCCTGCGGAGTGGTTGCTACGGTCATCCTTCGCTTCCAGCGCCGGATAGCCCGTTCATATTGCCGCTGCTGCATGCGCGCCGAGTAGCCGTTCGAGGGCTCTTGTACCGTGCGCGGTTGCGATCGGGTGTTGTGCGAAATCCCCTCGTAGTATGTGGATATATGATGCAAACATCTGGGATGAAACACGCCCGCGCCTTCTGCGTCGCTTAGCGACGGATACTCACGATTGTTGCCAGAAACGGAAACGATAACGCCTTCCCATGCGGCGCATATTGGGCAAGCTCCAACATGGGATGATATAACAGCAAGATCGAATCCGTACATCTGCATTGTGTCCGTATATCCTCTCAATGTAGCGCGCTCAATTGCGGTGAGAGTAGCCATTTCTGCGTATGTTGCCATCTCCCAATGGCGGCCAGATTTATCAATGAAGGATGTAATGCCGCGGTTTGCAAAGCGTTTAAGCTCATCGGCTACGGCATCGCGGGCGGTTATTGTGCCTGTGGCGGCGAGCGATGTGGCCCTGCCTACCACATCGGCATAAACATCGTTTGCCTGCCGGAGAATCATCCTGTCGGCGGCATCAAGGGATTCGTCCAGTTCTGATAGGATCGAGGCAACCTTTGCAACATTCTGCGAAAAACCCGTTATGCCGGCCCATTCCTTAAACGAACGGGCTTCTGCAATGAATGCTTCTGCGCCCTTTGTGTAGGTTTCTGCAATGAACTGCTCTGACATCTGTTTGCGCTTCTGCGACAGGTCGCTTACCAAGCCGGACAGTTCTTTCCGAACTGCCGTAACTTCCGCGTACTTCTTTTCTGTCCAGCCCGATTCAGATACGCCCTTGCTCAAGCGCGCCACAACCCTTCCCAGCATGCGAGTTTCGGCTTGCTCGTAGATTTCCAGCATTTCAGTGGCAAGGTGCTCGTATGCGGAAACAGCAATCGGCATTATTCGTCACCATCCTCGCCTCCATCATTCCCAGCGTTGGGATTGTCAAGGTCGCCCATAAACATGTCGGGTTCTTGCATTTCCAGACCGTTCTCCGCCTTAATTCGATCGACTTCCTCTGCGATTTGCTTTTTCGTCCAATCCGGATGCAGCATCTGCACCTTGATTTCAGTCGAAATCGCGGCTGCTCTGTGGAGCATCTCAATGGCGTTGGCCGTTGTGGCGATATCGTTTGCCATATTGTCTGCGAAGTGGACTTTTACAGCGTCGTCCCTTTCGCTTCCCATACCAGGGAACAGGGCTGCGTCCAGATGAATCATGGCGGTCATTATGTTTTCGAGCGGCGTTTTCCAGTAAGTCTGCTTTTTGCCCTGCGTGTTAAAGGACTTTTTTTCGCGGATGTGGAGCGCCGTACCCGACTGTGCGTTTCCCTCTATTCCAATCCCAAAGCTTTGCGGCGCGTAGCCAGCATTTGTAACGATACTCCGAATCAGATCCGCGCAAGTCGCCGCGTGTTCTGCGGACCTGATCGCAAATTGGCTCGGTGTAATTGGGTTGCCTCCCGCATATTGTGGGTCAATGTCGAGCGCAACCAGCGTTTCAACATCCTCATCAAACTCGTAAGTATACTCGTTTTCCCTGAACATATCGGATGCTTTGCGGCGTAGATATTCCGCAGGAACGATAAGTCGCGCTTTCGCTAGCCGTATGTCCCGCATCCAGCTCGAATAGGCTTCGTCGAGCGAATCCATCAAGTCGCGTAACCCGTCGTAATCCGATCTCCCGTGAACGCTGGAGCGGTATATCCGGTTCGGCTTGATGTTTGGGATGTGCACGGCCAGCATGTCGTCAATGGGCATCTGCATTTCGCGCTGATATCCAAGTTGTTCGAGCATATCGCTTCCTGCGTCCGTGCCGAGGTCGGACGAGGAGCCTTGAAAAACAGCCATGGTAATCTTCCCGCGCTCGTATCGTTCGTATATGCGCCAAACAATGCCCTTCTGGAAATCACGCTTCAGTTCGTCGAAGAAGTGGATGCACTTCAGAACCCCGAGAACGTATTCGGGCCATGCGCAGTCACCCTGCGTAACGGTAAGTATGGGATGCTGTACTTCTTCCGGTCGGCTATTAAGCTTGAGGTACACATCCCCTAGGACGGCATTGGTCTCTGCTGCTTCGTTCAGTAAGCCGTGTACATTGTTTACGGCTATAAGATCATCAAGCCTGCGTTGGTTGGCGGCTTCACTGTCCTCTGTCGCCTCATCGTAGCAGGTAAATCGCGGCTCCTCGCTGAATAGGAGATCGGAGCTGGTCGCGGCGATATCTGCAGCAATCGGTACATGAACGCGGCATTTTCCGTTACGTTTCCAAAAGGATCCGCTCTCTGCTGTTGCGATGAGTTCAAAGCGCTCGCCGCTATATGTTGCTGCGTATTTGCGGTAGTAGTTTGTTTTGTAATTTTGCAGCTCATCCCATGCCTGCTTCGCCGTGAGGCAAGTGCTCAAGCTGTTTTCCTGCATATAATCCATGCTCGACCTCCTGCATACTCCTGTATATACTAAAATAGCCCGCCTTGAATCGCATTCTCATACGTAAAAATATACAAAAAGCGCACATATGCGACAGGCGGGCACCCCGCGCGAGAGGAAGCGTCGCTGGGCCGCCGCTTATAGCGGCGTAAAGACGTACACAAATTCACACAAGAAAGCGCCTCAGCGGGTAAAACGAATACTCTGCGCTATCCAGGCAATCTATCGGGTAGCTGCCGTCGTCCACACGCACCCACTCGCCCTTGGTGTACTCATTGGAGTCCCAAGTGGCCATTTGGTAGGCTTCATGCCACTTTTTCATGTGCGATGCGATCTTAAATCTTCCTTGGGCAAGAAGCATAGAGTTCATTTCTATGCGGGATAGGATCCCATCGCTTTTGTCGAAGGCTCGAACCGTCATGCGAGCAAGACCGCTGGAGAACAATTGCTTTTCCACCGCGCGGCGAAAAAGTTTATTCGCACTATCTACGTAAATGGTTCCCAGGGATGGATACACCTTTGCCCAAGGGATAAGCCAGTTAACTACCATGGCAGCGTATGTCGCCTCATCCATCTTGTCCGAAATTCCTTGCTTATGATATAGCCCATCAATCAGGCAGAGCTTTTCGAACCTTTCCGTAACGCCAGTTAAAGTTGTCACTGTCGCATCCGTGCCGCCAACATCGATCCCGACCGACAACTCAATAAACCGCATGCTCCGGAGCTCTTTGGCTGAAATCGCGGTTCCTTCGTATGTGTAGGATGTATAAACGCGTCCGCTTGCGCTTGTCCTAAGCCCGCGTATGTCACGTTGATACCAGATTGATGCGTGGTCGTAGGTCTTTAGGAGAGCGTCAATTTGCTGGTCTGTGATGGATAAATTGTCGAACACTGTAAAGTGTTCGTAGTTATAGCCATAGTTTGGGATCTCCTTCGACGCCTTATCGTGGACGTCGAGGATCTCTTGGTAAAACCAGTGCGCGGGTGGTTTGGGGTTCAGGTCGAAAAACAGCTTCCTGTCGTTCGATGAAATAGTCCGCGTGAAGCACTCTTTTATAAAATCGGGGTGGCATTCATTCGCTTCTGTGACGTAAATGCTGCCGTAAGAGTTGCCCTTGATTTTCGGGACGGAACCAACATCCCCACCGCCCGTTATCAACACAATTTTGGCTCCGGTTTTGCTGCTAATGTGGAGTGCGTCGCGCCCCTCGTACTGTTTATAAACACATCTTCCCCGGAAAATCGATGCCAGGCCGAAACCGTTGCAATCAATGATGTTCAGCCGGGCGGCGGATATTGAAACGCCAGCAGCAAGATGCAGCTTATCTGGATGAACATCAATGCAGGCGGCCCAGGCAATAAGATTCATGACGTTCTTTCCTGCGCGTTTCCCGCCCTCGGCTACATTCAGCCAGCATTTCTGCGAGCGGCGGATATAGTCCGTTTGTTTTCGGCAAAGGGGAGCATAGTTTGCCAATTGGTTCGCCTCCATCAATCGTCCCATGGTTCGCGGTTCGGTTCCGGATTGTTAATCAGTTCAGCGAGCGCGACGATGCCTGATTGAATGTCTTGCGCTTCCTCAGCAGATTTGCTTGATGTGGAATCCATGTTCGCTGCGCTAAGGCGATTCATGCGTTCAATCTCTGTCGCCTTCGCGATGAAGGCGAGCTGCATCTTGGGAGATAGCGTTGCGACGTCCAGTTGCTCCAGCGCCTCCAACGCCTTGGCCTGCAGCTGCATGGCGATTCGGATGTGTCGGTTTTCCATGTTGCGTACTTCACGAACTGCTTGAGTGTGGGCTTGCCTGTCCAAATCCATGTCGTATGCGCGGGCGCGTTCCGGCCAGTTGTTGGCGCTGCTCCATTTTCCAATCAGCGTCAAACTTTTGTTTAGCCGCCGCGTAACTTTCCGTATAGACCGTTCAACGCCCATATCCCGGTAGATGGCGAATGCCTCAAACGCCTTTGCACTCTCTCCCGGTTGCTGCTCCCACGGAGCGGTTTCTGGATCTTGACGCTTAGGCACTCCATCACCTCCCGTCATCTAGTGGCGGTCGGCTCTGCGCCTGTTATCCAAAACAGTGTATCTTTGGGCCGCAAGCCACTTTTTGCAAACCATGCCATCGTCTTCGCCTCATAGTTTGGGTGTAGCCGGATTCCTCCCCAAACAGAGCGGAATGGCTGTTCGTAGGAAAAGCCGCGAGTATGAAACAGGTCATGGTATTCGATTTCCCGGTCTGCCCCATACTTTTGCAGAGTACCGTGAATCAGTTTTTGTCTGTCCGGCGCTGTTGCCACGAGATGAACGCGCTTGACCTTCTTGCCGTACTGTTTTAGCCCTGCAATAACCCCTATGGCTGTTATTCCACTCCCGCAAGTCAGTACAAGATTTTCAATTTCATCCGGTAGATTGCGTGTCTGGGCTGCGAATGCTCCCAGCAAAATATCCTCGTGTTCTTGGAGGTTGATGCCGTATAATATTATATAGTCTCTATGTTCTTTTACTCTTTTTAGATTCTTAGCTATATAATATAATATATTACTACGCCCGCTCCGTGCTGCGATTTTCACCTCTGCGCCGTATTTCATGCTCAGTCTCGGCATTGGCAATGCCCTGAGCGTTTCGGGTTTTGTTCCACCGTAAAGTACCGTACATTTCATGCCAAATGCTCTGGCGGTTGCTGCTGTTATCGGCGCTTGCGGCGAGTGGATTGAGCAGCAGGTGACAACGCCTTCGTAGTCCTTGTGGATTTTGTTCACCAGCAACATGCACTGTCGGAGTTTTCCTCCGTTGACCTCTCCCGTGCCAAATGGTGTGTAAAGGTCTTCGCGTTTGAAGTACATGCCGTCAACCTGCTGCACCGGGGTCAGGTAATGGAGCTTTTTGCTATTCATCGCCCTTGCCGAAAATTCGCCTGTAATAGTCGGGCTTCTGGCTCAATTCCTCCTGCATTAGCCCGTAGAATGACTGCCGTGCAATTTTGTCTGTCGTTCCCGCGCTCTGTCGTAGGCTTTTGAAGCACCCTCCTGTACCGGTGATTTTCATCCTTTCGGTAGGTTCTGGGTTTTTGCCATTCAAAATCATGCAGAGGTTGTAGTCGTTGCCCTTGAATCCGGGCAGGCCATCAATACCGCAGCAACACATATCATCGCCCATGGCCCGTAAGCGGTTTTCTCCAGCATAAAAGCGCAGGCCGTGGCGGTGGGCTTCTTGCTTAATCTGCAAAAAGTCCTGCTCCAATATCGCCTTTGGGTAGCAGCTATCGCCACCAATTCGCACCATACCCGGCTTCGCCTTGCTGAATTTCATCCCCTCACAGACTATGCCATAAATACCTGCTTGCGCCAGTCGGGGGATGTTTGCAATAACGTCCTTGAATACCTCTGGCATATACGGTTGTATGCGCACAATAACGCGTTTGACGCACTTGGATGCCATTTCTGCGATTGCGAGGCGTTCCTCGTAGCTTGGCGTTCCAGGCTCCAGCCTGTCATACTTGCTGCAAACCATGCTGATCTGCACCACGCAGTTGCACCTGGCGAGCAGCGATAGGTATTCCGGGTCAGCAACCAGCCGGCCCTTGGTGCTTACCACGAACGGATAGCCAGTTTCTGCGAAGATCTTGAGGTATTCGTAGCTCACTCTTTCCAGCTTTTCGCAGGGCTGAAACGGGTCGCTCATGCCGCCCCAATGGATGGGGATTTTCCAATCGCACCAATGCGTTTCATAGCCCCGTTTGCCCTCTATAAAATCCCGCAGGCTTTGGGGTGTGTCGCCTCTTTTGATTTTACTGATGTCATGCTTCTTCTGAGCAAAACAGTAGCGGCATCCGTGGCTGCATCCGATATAACTGTCAATCCTGACCGGCAGATTGCAGAGGATGACTTGGCTTCCGCAACTGCATCCCATGTGTCATTCCTCCCTTCTGGCGGCTTCTATCATCGCTTCAACGAGCGGCTGCTTGCTGTTTTCGCGTATCCATTCGCCGACTTCGTCCTTTAGTTCTATGGGGAAGTCGATGGTGACGTTGAACGTGGCTTCTATCGCCTCAAGCTCGCTATCCAGAAAATCCATGTCCAGCGCATCTTCGATGCGGCTCTGCAGGCTTTCAATCTCTGGAAGAGAAAAGCCGGTTTCAATAGCCCTGTCTTCAAGACTGTTGAGCAATTCGGCCAGTTTTCCGTCATCCCACGTGCCCTGCGCTTTGTTGAGTGCGATATTGAGCTGCTTTTCTTGGATCTCGTCCAAATCGACGATGGAAAAATCTGCCTCGGTTTCCCCGCTGTTTTCTAGCACTGTAAGCCGCTGATGCCCCCCCCACAAGACGATTTGTCCGTCTGTTCAACACCAACGGTATAAGCAGGCCATATTCGTGCATACTGTCATGTAGCTGCTGGTATTCTTCGTCTCCCGGCTGCAAATCTACGCGGGGATTGTAAGCTGCTCTGTCTATCTCTTTGATAGATCGTCTTTCTATGAGCATTTACTTTTCACCTCTGCGTATATATTTAATTATTATATCTCTTAGGGCATCTTTGCCTTCGTCGAAGATGAATCCGTCGATTTTTTCCTTGGCCTCCATCGGGAAAGTGAACGTGATCGCAAAGGTGTCGGATTCGCTCTTTCCTGCGTCTGAAAAATCATCCTCAAGCAAATTCTCGATGTGGTCGTATTCCTGCGTCATGCTCTCATACTCCCAATCCTCAAAACCCGTTTCCGCGATGCTGCCGGTCGCTTGCTTGATCTCTGTCAACAACTCTGCGAGCTTCCGACTGTCCCAGAATCCCTGAACACGATTCAGCTTTGCCGCAAGAATTTTCTCCGCATCGTCATCCAGGTCAACCACCGAAACCGTAGTCTCTGTCTGCCCTTGATATGCGAGAATTTTCGCTCGTTGGTGGCCGCCAACGATGTGTCCGCTGCGCTCGTTGTATACCAACGGTTCTACCAGTCCGAAATTTTGCAGGGAATCGCTGATCTTCTCCCACTCCTTATCGCCGGGCTGTAGATCCTTTCTGGGGTTGTAATCCGCTGGAATCAGGTCGGTCAATTTCATGGTCTTATATACGGCCGCTTTCACGCTATACACCACCTTTCTACGGCACAACGTAAAAGAGCAGCAACCGTCTTGCTTGGGTGCTGCTCTCGCTGATGATAATTATAGCACGAAAAATTCGGTTTGTAAAGTCGCAAAACGGTAGCAAATCGATAGCAAATTGGTTGCAAATCCGTTTTGCGATTTTGTTTCACGTGAAACGCACGCACGTACTCGTTAAATAGCGTATTTGCACTTTCATCTCGCCATATCGTATATTTTTGACATCGCTGCGTTTTTTAATCTTCGGAGAGAATCTTTGCTACAAGGCTCTTCATATAGCTCGCGATACAGGCCATTGATCTCTCGGTAGGTCATCCCATCGAAGAAAAAACGCTCTATAATCCAACGCTCTTTGCGGTTGAGGCCTTTCAGCCAAGCATCCACAAACAGAACGACCTTGTAATTCTGGCTGCGCTCTGCTTCTAGTTTTGAGATTTCGCTGCGCAGCTCTGCAAGTTCTTTGCTCACATAACCTGCGGCGAGCGCTATGCCCGCGCGTTCTGTCGGATTGCCAGGCGTCGAACCGTGGGGCATGCCATCCATCGCGCTGCTTTTGCCGTTGATGATTTCAGCGCGATTATCTATCTCGGTAAGCTTTTCGACGTCTTGCAGTTCCTCAATTAACACATCGAGAAAGCTATATCTTCCGAGACAAGTCCTGTAATCTCGAAGCATTTCATCTACATGCTGTGGTAACATTTTTCCACCTCCATATACACCTCAAAACGGGAGTTCTCCATCGTCTACCTCAACAAATCGTTCGTAATCGGGTGCGGTCTCTGCTCCATTGCCTCCTGCGCCATTCATCGGTGCATCCGGGTCTTTTGAGGAAATAAACTCAATTTTGTCCGCTATGAACTCCGTTGTGTAAAAACGCTTTCCGTCCTTCTCATAGCTGCCTGTCCTAACATGCGCTTCCACCAGTATTTTGCGTCCTTTTGTAAGATACTTTTCTGCCAATTCCGCTCGTTTCTCGTAGCAAATAATCTGTATGAAATCCGCATCGCGATTGCCTTGCGCATTAAGGTAAGTTCTGGTTACTGCAATCGTAAATGTAGTCCGCGGCTTGCCGCTGGTCATCACTCTTGTTTCTGGGTCTCGGGTAAGGTTCCCCGTAAAAATCGCTTTATTCATGTCTCTTCTCCTTCTCGCCGTTTAAATGCGCTCTGAGCGGTCTTGCTTTTCTGCTATCATTTATTCCATATCGGTTGCAGAAAGCAAAATAGAGCCGTTTAACCGCGTTTAACAACCATCAGAACTTCTTCCCATGCTTATATGGGCGCGATTTGTTGTATTCGTGCTTCTCAAGCATAAGCTTTTCTGCGTCAATCCCCTGATCCATAATCCATGCGCAAGCAAGCGCAATGGTCTCAAACAGGATAAAAAATCCTCGCTTATCAAATTCTGGGTCAACATGTCCATTCCGCAGCATGGTATATGCCTGCGAAGTTTTGAGGTGGAGATTCGCCACAAGCCGTGGAAGCGGAATCCTATACTCCGTTTCTGGTGCGCTGCTGATCAGTTCATCCAGTGTGGACGCAGCATCGGGGAAAAAGGCATCTTTCTTGCCGATGTAGTCAAACGCGCGGATGCAGCCATCGATCAGCTCCGTCGCGATGCCCTCCGGCTTGCGCCCGTGGTACTTGCATTCTTTAACCCTGCCGAAGTTAAGGCAATCATGCTCGTCCTGCGGGTTGCAAATTCCGCCACTGCCATCCGGCTGTTCTTTGCAGGCGTACCAAATCATAGGCTTACCAGCTCGCGCTTCTTCCAACGCTTCGCTCCACTCGGAGTGAATGAGCGCGACGATTTCTTCTACGGGCCGTTCATTGTCCCACCAGCCATGGTTGCGGCTGTTGATGTGCACTTCGTTTATAAAATTTTTGATGTTCATGAGGCTTTCTTTTGTTCCTCCATAACTCGATTGATATTGCTATTCGCCTGTGTCGTGGAAATTCCTGATTGATATAATCAATAGATAGTACGCTAAATACAGCAGAATAAAGCGCCAATCAATCAATATACCAAGCAGGATTGGAAGAATAGTTACGAAAATCGTCAGCAACAAAAATAAGATGATAAAGCTGTATGCTGCAATACTGGCCAATTTATCGATAAAGTCATCATTACGCATAAAATTGCCCTCCTTTATTCAGATTTGGAATCCTATAGCGCTAAATGTTCCCGTCGAACAATTCCCTCTCGCAGGCGATTAGGGCTGTTTTTGTTATGTAGAGTTCTTTTCTAGAGGCAACGAGTTCTCTTAAGATAATCTCATGCCGCGCCTGCAAGAATTGTATACGTTTGGCATATCGCTGTCTATCGTGATCAGCCTTGCGCAGTTTGCGCTGAACCTTGTCTAACTCTCGAATGGCATCCCAGTATTCGCTGTCCCAGCTACTCATCTGTAGCACCTCCCTGTCCGTCTGTCTCTGATCTCTATGCGAGCAAGCAGATCATAACCGCTTTGGTCTACAATTGTTTTCAGCGATCGGATAAACTGTTGTACCCTCATGCAATCATCATCCATTTCTCCCTGCACTTTGCTGAGGGCTGAATAAGCGGTTGGATCCGGATACCCTTCCGGATTGCGATAAGGAATTCCATGATGTTTGTTATCCACGAATACACCTCCCGCAGGATTGGATTTCATGGCACACGCCGCCATGGTATTCGCACATGGGCACCAGGAAGGCGGCGATTTCCGGCATGGCCGTTGCCGCTTCATCGCACATCAGGTGAACGATTTCGCGGGTTTTTTCATCTGCCATCATGCAAAGACGTTTGTTTGCCAGCGTCATAAGCGCCTCTGCGTTCAGAGAGAGAATCATATCTACGGGGTCGGTTTGTCGCCGCTCGTTCCTATCAATCCCAGTCCTGTCCTGACGCGATGTCTTGACGTATGGCTGAAATCCCACATGATGCCTAACCAGATGCCCCATGACGTAGAACGGAATGTCAGCCAATACAAATGCAAATCTCAATTCGCGAATTACTGAATGACGTGCATTGAGTATCTTGGATTTCCAAGTGCCATCGGGCGGCCTAATTGCCTTCTTGCCAACGGTTACAAGCGCGCACTGTTTGACGAACAGCCAATCGCTTTCGGTTGGATAACTCAACAACTCAACATTCATATCTCACAGACCATCCTTTCCTCGTTTGCTTAACTTTCCCGGAACACAGCAGCCTAACATGACCGCTATCAATTCCCAGATATGATGCACACGCCGTTAATGAGGGGAAATGTTTTTCCTCAATCGAATTCGATGCAACTACTGCCCTTCTTCTTGTCGGTTGTTTCAATCCCGTCGCAAAGGCATGAACTTGGTTTTCCCTGCTCGTACACCACTCAAGGTTGTCAACAGAGTTATTTGCCTTGTTTCCGTCTTTGTGGTTCACATACGGTTTTTCGTCCGGGTTTTCTATGAAAGCAAGCGCAACTAACCTGTGGACAAGATACCGTGTCCGAATTCCGTTTTTTGAAAGTTTTATCCTCATATATCCAGACTTGTTCGTTTCGAGTTTTACCAATCCAGTTGCTTGCCTCCAGCCATTATTTTTATTCCCCCACCCAGAAATTCTCCTAACCTTCCCGCCTGAAGAAACTTCATAAAGACCTTCGTATCCACTAACAGCCCTCCATTCCTCTGGCTTGTAAATCAGCGTGACTTTCATGTGTGATTCTCCTTTCATGGTCTTACTCATTCGCCCGCTCCATTGCGGCCAGCTCCGCTTCGCCCTGCCGCCGCACATCCGTCAGTGTCTGTCCCTTCTTAGCCCCAACCATCCACGATGGCGGTATGGGCATGCCGGGTTGCTGGTATCGCCAAATATGCAGGCAGTAAGGATGGTTGTTTACATACTCGCTTTCCATCGGATGGTACTCCCACGCAGTTTCCTCCGGACGGAAAAACATGCGTTTTGCTTCGCACATTTCTTCCCACGTCGGACAGCGGTTCGTGAAGCTGACCGATACATGATCCCAGCCTACACCCCAGGAGAAAATCACCGTAGCCGGGTATGGCTTTTTGCTGGAGAAAAAATACGCCTCAGCTATGCCGCCATCTTCACTCGAAAACTTAATCACGAGGCGTGGGGTAGCCCTTAATTCCGAAAGTGTCTTCATGACTCGCCCTCCTTTGCAATCTTATCTGCCGATTTATATGATCCTAGAATTATATCGTTTGCAACCGATATGGCTTTATTGATCTTTGGCCATTGTCTCGCGAACCAATCAACCATTTCCTCATTCGTGGCCCAGCACGAATTTTCGGCAAAGCCGCTTTCGAACAGGAACGCGTGGATGATTTCATGGCGCGCATTTTTCAATTCCTGCTTCACCAAATCCTGTTTTTCGCAGGGGCTGCTTCGGGTGTATTTTTTGACAACGATCTTTCCGATCGTTTCGTCGCAGTAGCCATCAAAATCTTTCAGCACATCGTCCTCAATATCTTCGGGCAAAAATTTGAAAACATAGCCCCTGCCCAGAATTTTGATTTTATTAGTCATTGGCTATCTCCCTATATCTGTAAGTCGTGCGTAAAGCTCTTTGAGATATGGCAACACCCACTCCTCTGGTACCATTACAATTCCGTAGGCATATTCTCCGATGCCAACATCCTCGCGAGTGTTGTTTCCGTGCTCCCTCAACCATCCGTCGCTAAGGCTTTTACTGTTGGCTTCGGATTCAATCGCTTCAATTAGTAGTCGCAGATTTTCAGGCTTTTTCATGTTGCACCTCCCACGGAAACTCCTGCCGAAAATCATCGCCCATTAGGTCGCGCAGGCTGTCTTTCATAAAAACTGGAGTTCCGGTTTTCTTCGCTGTGCTGACAATTTCATCAACCCATGATTTCCGAGGAACGGCCTTGTCCTTTCGGCTGCCCGTTTCAGCGCCAACGATAATCCACTTTACCTTGCTTACCGGGTCGATGCCATCGTCGGTCAAATCCTTAAACGGCGCAAGTATCGGCTCGATGCTTACGAACGTATTGACTTCGTTGTGCCAGAAGAACGGCATCTCGGGCGCAGTTGCGGTGCTGCCGAACCAGAAGTTCGACTGATCTTTCGTTATTACGCCATTGGAAGCCAGCTCCATATACCGCTCAGGATTCTTAGTCAAAAACAGGTATCGGTGCTGCGGCGCTGCCTCGCACGCCTCAAACACCTCTCGAATCCACGCATCCGGCATCCACTCGCCGAAAAGGTCAGCCATCGAGCAGACGAAAATGTTGCGTGGCTTCTTCCAACTCTGCGGCTCGCCCAGTCGGTAGCGATGGAAGGTTGGGGAAAAGTAATACGGATATGGTTTTACCTTTCCACGGTATCCGCTCGGCGGGTCAAACACAGCGCACTCGATTTCCGGCTCGTCCAACACATGGCATTTTCCGTCGTTGTGCCTTGCATAATCTCCCATCAACTTTCTTTCGCCAACATTTCCACGCCAGCTTGTATCCGGCGGCAAGTCGAGCCTCCAACACCCGCCAAACCGCTCTGCAATCCTCCGCGCGTAGCAGTATTCGCAGCCGTGCAAACAGCCCGTAACCGGATTCCATGTGCTGTCGCACCAATCAATTTTTGTTTTTTTACCCATTTTATCTTATCCGCCTTTTCTCGTAGCTCTTGCACGCATAACTTTTTCACCTTCCACGCTGCCAGATCTATGCGCTGTATGCTCTCTGCGCACTGCGAGCACCGGCTCGAATCCTGCCCATACGCGTTGTAGTAGCAGTTGCTGCCCGCTGCCCGCCAGCGGCAGGATTCGCACCGGCAGCCGCGGCACCGTTCATCGTAAATCAGCATTCTCATTGCCCTCATATATTCCTGGTGCGCAATATATCCCATGCGTACTTGGTTGCCAATTCCAAAAGTTCTTTTCGCGTCATGATCAAATCCCCTCCTTTGTGTTGCTTGGTAAATACGGTTCGAGTAAACCGAAAGCGCTCTTTCCAAAATGCTTGATGACTGCCATTGCGCGGTATTCCGGGCTGTTATACTTGCATTTGCCATACAGGCCTTCCGACATACAGGGCCGAATCCCTTCTTGCCGTTCGCAGTCTCGGCAATCATCCAGTCTATCCCGCACAATGTCAGATACACCAATCTCACGCATTTCGCTCGCAAGAAGCATGATCGCTGTGAGCTTAACTTTGGAGAGATAGGCTTGCAGCGCTGCGCTCTCTGGATGCGCATTGGCCAAGAGTTTCACAATCTCCGCGTAATCCGCAATAGCGTCGACTTCATACTGCTGTTTATAGCCGTATCGCATACTATCTGCTGCCTTTCTGCGTTATCCGTTTTGTCCTAGCCTCCAAATTTCAACCTCAATGCGCGGCTGCTCTGCGTAGAGCTTTATCACTCTGCCATCCACAATTTGAGCATCGTCGTGGAAGGCAATGCCATTGAGTGCATCGCAACATATCTTGCCGATGTTGTCGAAATCCGGCTTTTTGCCTGGGTATATGATTCTGTCCAGCATCATCCGCAGCTTCCTTTGGCTTGTGTTGGCCGGAATCCGCTTGTAGGCCGTTATCAGCATCCCCAGTGCGTCTTCTTTGCTATAACACCAGCTCCCGCATTGTGCCTGATACTGCAGCTTGATGAGATTCTCGTAGCTGGCCGTCTTTTCCGGGGTGTATGCCTGCTGGAATCTCCCCGTGTTGCGGAATCTCGGTCGGCCTTTTCCGGTCGGCTCGCCCGGTACTATAAATCTGACTTTCTCCATGGCCGCTCCTTTACTGCGCATCGCGGTTTCTATCGATTGCTAGATACCGCATAGTCTTTTTGTCAAACAGGACGCAGACCTTGCCTGTGCTGCCTTGGCGCTGCTTTGCGATTCCGAGGCAAAGATATGTATATCCCATTTCTGCGTAGCCGTTGAAGTATGGTTTGTCACGCGGGTCGACATACTCATCCTCTGCGTCGTACGGATTGTGCAAGAATATGACACCGTCTGCATCTTGTTCGAGACTTCCGCTGTCCTTCAGGTCTTCCAGTGTGGGCATCTTAGCTCGTGCTCCGCCTGCGTAGCGTTTGACCTGCGCCAATGCAATCACCGGTATGTTGTAATCAACGGCAATCTCCTTGAGTGCTCTGCTGATGTAGCCTACCCTGAGACGGTCTTCCTTAAATCGCTGCTCAGCGCCCATGAGCTGCAAGTAATCCACGACAAGCATATCAAGCTTTCCCCGTGCAATCTTGCGCTGTACTTCCGCCCGGAGATCTTCTACTGTCCTGACTGTGAATAGGAAGTCTATCGGACTGTGGGCGGCGATCTCCATTGCTTCGGCGATTACAAACCAGTCTTCATCCGCTATTTCTGCCTTGCGCAGCTTCATTCCGTCAATCCTGCCCTCGTACGATATGATGCGCTGGCCGTACTGGATGTCTGTCATTTCCCGGCTGCAGATCGCCACATGAAATCCCTGACGCGCCGCAGCCATAGCCACATTCATTCCGAACACGGATTTGCCTACTGCCGGGCGGGCACCGATGATCGTCAGCTCGCCGCCGAAGAACCCGCCGATGACGCTGTCAACATTGGGGATCCCTGTTGTGATGCTGACGATATCTCCCTTTGCGCGGCGTTCGAGATATTCGTAAGTAGCGATAAGTACATCCTGCATCGACACCCATGTATGCTTGCCAACGAGCATATCCCCGGCCCTAGTGCGCAGTTTGTCCATGATTCCGTTAATTGCCTGCGATGGGTCTTTAAGCTGCACCTGGATTTCGCCCACGAGATTAATGGCGTTCCGCCTGATAGAAAGCTCCTTGACGATCTTCATGTAGCTCTCTGCGTGATATGCCTGCGAATAGGATTGAGCGCAGGCTATCAGTTCTGACGAAAGCGCTCCGGCATTTATAGGGTCAATCTTGTCCAGCGTACCGCCCACGGTGACAAGGTCGATTTCAAGCCCCTCTGCCTTGGTGCGTTTGATGGCTCTGAGGATAATCTTGTGTTCCTGCGTGCAAAAATCATCCTCCGCAAGTTCCGACAGGAAGTAGCCGTATCTGTCGTACTTGAATACGATATTTCCTAGGATTGAGCGCTCCGCTTCTTCGCTGTAAAAGCCATTCGACGCCGCTGCCGCGATACTTGTTTGCTCAAAATCTGTCGGCACTTCCCATCCCTCCGTAAGCATCAGTAAAAATCTCCGTCAATAGCCGGGCGTTCTTTTGCTGCTGCGCCAGCGGCTTTGTAGCGCTTAGCCTCTGCGATTTGACGGTCTAAATCCTTTGCGTAAGCCTCCGCCTTTTCCACGGTCGTTATCCCCAAATCGACCCACTTGTTCAAGATCGCCCGTAGATACTGCCAAGGATTTCGCGCCTGCGCCTTGTTTGTAAACTCAATGGCTTTGCATACAACATCTGCACCCAAGTCCTCATAGTAGCTGATTAGCAGCTCTCCCGATGCCCCAGATGGTAGAAGGCCGATGTTTTTTTCGTAGCATATCACGACTTTTTGCCATTCCGTGTCTATTGGTGATTCCGGCTGCAGCGCGTGCGGCTGTCCTTTGTCGGCAATGCTAATTCCGTCCGTTATGCAGTCCTTCATTAGCTCAAGTCCTTTATCCGTAAACGCATACCAAGCGGTTCGATCGAGCGCGCGTTCTCCGAAATTGCCTTTCTGCAAATAACCTCCGATCACCAGCTTTTCCAGCACGTTGTAAATCTGCTTCTGCGTAAGATACGGAAATAGCTTATTAAGCGCCTTTGCGCTATTGTACGTCCAGTAGCGCCCTTCGTGGAAATGGCGCTCGTTCGCCGCGTTTTTCTCTATCCAATACAGCATGTGTTGGAGGATAACCGCTCCAGGCATGCCCACCTGCATAGCAACAGATACGTCGAATGAATGTTGCATATCCTTGCTCCAATCCCCGGCAGGGGCAAAGTGTCCACCCCTGCCGGTTACTGCTTACGCAATGATTTCCACGTTGGTTCCGACGAGTTCCTTTTCAAGCCAATCCTTGATATTTTTTACGGCGCTAAGTTTCCACGCACCGCCATCGCCCTCGAAAAGTGCAGCCTCTGAATCTTCGTTGAAACGCAGCACGAACGGGCTGGAAGGCTGCTTGACCTCGTAAAAGGTGCGAAGTGGGATGAGCGTTACAGGGTTCTTCACCGTAACGTCGGTATCGAGGCAAAGGTCATCAACATCCACACGATCAAACCGCTGGATGAGGAGCTGATTGTTGCAGCAGCAAAGGAGACCGGAAAGGTTGTTACCGTTGAGGAGCACTCCATCATCGGCGGTCTGCATCGTCTGTTCATTCCGCAGGCTGCCCGAAAGTTTCAACACCAGCGCCCGGTTTTCCGTATCTTCAAAGCGAGTCTGCACCATGATCTGGAAATCTTCCGTATCCTTGAAGGTGTTGAACGGAATGGGCGGTACAAGCGCATTGCACTCGGCTACAATGTAGCGCTTTTTGTAAAAGCCCGTAACCGGGGTAAGTACTTCCACCTTGTCAACGTCGGTGACGCGAACAATGTGGCGGCGCTCCGGATTTTTGAACAGGCCGTCTACGTCCACCTTGATGAAGTCCACCAGACCTTGCAGGCTGAAAGCCTTGAACACGGCGGGCTGCTTTTCTTCGTCCGGCTCGACCGTCTTTACCCGCTCGCACCGGCCTCTGTAAAACACATACGTGTGTCCGTCAATCTCTTCTATCGTTGGATATTCCTTGGATTCCGCGATTTCCTTCCCTACGTTGACGAGATATTCTTCCCGTGCGCGGGCGGTTTCTGAATCAATGTAAATGGGGTTGCTGCTCGTATTGATTGACATGATGCCTCACCTCTTCATTCGGTCGGTTCTGCCTTTGCAAATTCGATGACGCGTGGGATGCTGACCTCGCCGTCTATGTTGATCTGGCCGGGGACCTGATTCGTCATCTCGGTAGCGGTCACGTTGCCGAAGTCGTCCATCGCAAGGAATACGGTCTGTGTGACTGCGACGGGCGGCGCGGTCTTGGACTTCACATCTACCTTGAACTCCGCTGCGTCGCGGCGTTCGTTCGGCATGATGTCGATGACGATCTGGATTTGCCTCTTGGCCTTGGGGTTGGTATTCGGGTCAAACACGTTGTTCAGTACGCGCTCCATCTCGTAGTTGAAACGCTCTGTGAGTGCGCCGTCCATCAGCTCATCCAGCTTCTTGATCTGTCTGGTTTGTGCCACTTGCTTTGCTCCTTTCAGAACGGATATTGCCTGAGCGGTATCCTCTGGCCGCCTGCGGCGGCATAGACTTCATCAAGTCCGGTCACCTCCTTCACAGCAGCAACCATTGCTTTTTCGTCGCTGCGTTCGCCGGAGAGGTGGATGAGTACTACGGCCTTGGCCTTTGTTAGATCGTTTGCTTTCAGCACGTCCAGTAGCCGCCTGAGTGAAAGGTGGCTTTTCTTGAGCCGGCTCCGCAACGCGCTTGAGAGCATCCCTGCCCGCTGCTGTGCATCTACAATATCATCGCAGTAGTTGCACTCAACAATCCAGTAGTCCACTCCCGGGAAAGTGTATTTGAGATAGTATGTATCGGTGGCATAGAGAGCGATTTCTCCTGTTGGCTTGTACCTGATGAGCCATCCGCAGGGCTGAACGGCATCATGCTGCGTTTCAAATGCCATTACGGTGAATTCCCCTACATCAAATGGAGAAAGCATCTGAACGGCGTTTAACGCTGTTAAACTGCCATTTCCGTTTATCGCATCCAATGTTCCCTCCGTCATGTAGATCCGCAATCCCATTCCCGCCAATTCCCTTGCTGCTTTGGCGTGATCCTGATGTTCGTGTGTAATCAGGCAACCTTGCAGCGCTTTCCAGTCCACTTCTCGCAAGATGGCCCTGATGGGCAGTCCAGCATCGAGCAGCAGCGCGTGTTTCCCCGCGCTAAGGATATAGGCATTCCCGCTGCTTCCTGTACCGATAACCTGCAGCTCCATCAGAAATCAGGGTTTGCGTCGAAGTCATCCATCGCTTCCACTTCCTCTACCGGCGGAAGCTCGGCGGCTGCGCTTTCAATGTGCTTTGGTTCTGGTTCTTCTGGAAGCTGGATGGGAGAGGCGTTGGCATTCTGGACAATTTCCGCCTCAATGACCATATCCTCGTACTGCTGTTCTCTCTGCCGGATATAGTTATATGATTCGTCTACCTTGTCCGGGTCGCGGGGAATGCGTTTGCTGCCATAGATTTCACGCTTCATGGTCTTCTCGTACATTTCTGACACCCAGCCCTCAAGTTCCACCTCGACCTGTCTGCCGTTCTCCCAGACCTTTTTCTTACCGCCCCAGAACTCCGGACTGGCATATTTGGGTTTGCGCTTCATCACATCAGCCTTTGAGAACACGACTAGCTTGTTCTTTGATGGGTCTTCAAACTCGATGTAGCCGAACACACCCACCGGCTCGCCTCGGTCAAAGGGTTGCGGGATATCGAACTCGTAGCCCTCAACAGGGTTCCGGCTGTCCTTCTTAATCGGGCGGAACTTGTCGTTCGCGTAGATGACCTCAACCGTAACGGCTTTGAATGGGTCGAGCGCGTACTTCTCCGCCTGAAAGCGGATGCCGTTGTAGCCCTCCATGAGCGTCATGGAATACTTGTTGCCCTTGCTGTTTTTGTACGGGATGGGGAAGAGTGTGTTGTCCTCCATCATATCGAGGCCGACGCGGGCATAGTGCGCCAAATCCAGCGCGAGCGCTTGGAGATCGACGTTATTCCAAGTGTAGGCCAATTCGTTGTTGTACTTGGAATCGCGGTTGTTGGCGTTCTTGCGCAAGCGTTCCGCCTCCGCTTTCTGCAGGGTTTGGTCAATGCAGATGAAGTAGTTACGGATAAGTTGTTTTTCGCGCTCTGTGGGCTGGTACTTGCCAGTCGCAGCATACTGCTTCATCACCATCCCGGTGAAACGTTCAGCCATCGAGGCTTCGCTCTGGGCAATAGCGGTGTTTTTATCTGTCATGTTACACGGCCTCCTTTGTTTCAATCTTCAATTCGCTATCTGTGGAAACGGCAAGCGATATGAATTGTGATTTGGTCGGCGCGATGACGTTTACGCGCTCGGAGTTATCTGCAAAAAGCGGGAGGTAGAGCTCGTAATGCTCTGACAACACGTTGATGATCTCAATATCAGCATTTACTTGGCTCGCGGTGTTTGCGCTGCCGTAGCTCACGAGGCTGCTGCCGCACGGTATATAGGCTTGACACACATCGTTGATACCGCCGTTGATCTGTATCTCGAACAGTTTCCAACGCACTGTAGGGAACTTGGCGTTGATGCTGTCCTCCAAAGCGCGGCACCTGTCTTGCACGAACTGCTCTACAAGTGCGATAAGCTGCTCAAGTTCGGCAATGCGCGCTGCCTTTTCCTGCTGCTGGCATTCGAGGTCTTGGATGCGCTTTTCCGTTTCGAGGCCCGCATCCCTCCTGGCAAGGATGGCGCGATTGCGGTCAACGATGGCTTGCAGCTCTGCTTTGCGCTGCTCGTATTCCAACACTTTCTCGTTGGGCGATTCCTTCTGTGCGGCCTTTAACTCGTCGATTTTGCTGTGCAACTCTGCGATGCGCGGTTCGGTGGAATAGTCGGGTTCCGTAGGCATGGCCTTGATTTTCTCATAGGCCATATTGCGTTCTGTTTCTGCTGAGGCGAGCCGCTTTTCAAGCTCGGCGATTTCCGCTTTATTCCAGGCGACGGATTCTTCAATGCGTGTGATTTCTGCCCCCTTGTCCGTGCCGCGCTTCTTAATATCCAGCAGTTTTGCCTTTTTCTCCGCGTCGAAGGCTTTGCGGGCCTCACCGATTGCCGCATGTATAATATCCTCCGGGAGCGGCTGCTTGCAGGTTGGGCAGATGCCATCTGTTTCTGGCGGCGCGAATCTGCGCTCGTATTCCGTTCGATAATCGGCTCGCAGCGCATTGCGGGCAGCTTCTGCCTCCGAAAGCTCTTTTTGGCCGCGCTCAAGCCTGCGTTTGGTGTCGGCAAGCGCGTCGGCAGTCCTGCGGTAGGAATCCGATGCGATGGAGCGCTCTTGCTCCAGCTTGCGCATATCTGCGCGGTATCCGTCCGCCACTGTGCGCTGTAGGCTCAATGCCTCCGTCTCAAGTGCGAGGATTTGGTCGCTGTATCCGGTTGCTCCTGTTTGAGCATTGATCTCCGCGATATAACCGTTGATTCGCTCAATGTCCGAAATGGTGTCTTTGACGATGTACTCAGCGTCTCGAACTTCATTGGGCTTAAATTCTGGCATAGCTTTGCGGGCTTCGTCAATGCGGATGGGTATCATCTTGAGTTCATCGTTCGTCCGCTTGCGCTGATCCGATAGCACTTTGCGGAGATTGTCAATCTCGATTCCGCGCTGGCCGCATTCGTCGGCGAGCGGCCTATACTGTTCCCGCCGCAAGAGCATCTCGTCCACATCCGTGTCCGATAGAGCGATAAGCTGCTCCCTGCGCTTCTTCCAATCGAGGGCGTTAAACGCCGATAAACTGCCGATAAGCCGGAAGATTTCTTCGCTGGCAATCTGGGAAATGCGGGCTTTGAAGTCGCCAAGTTTCGTTTCTACGTCATTTATCCAGTACGTGGAAGTGTTGCCTTGAAACACAGTATCCGCGCTCCCGCGCTTCTGGACCCAGTTCTCGCGCTGGGTGCGCTTGATGTTGAATCGCTGTCCGTCAAGCCTGCAGTCCAGCTCTACCGTCGTGTCGAGATTGTGTATTTCTTCACCGTCCTCATTCAAGGGCTTTTCGTGGAAGTCGTAGCTGCCGGGCGCGTTCCCGCGAGAATCTTTGTTCCACAGCACCCAGCAGAAAGCGTCCGGAATGGTGGTCTTGCCGGTGCCATTCATGCCGCTGATGCGCGTCACGGAACCGAAGTCGATCTCCAGCTTTCGGATGCCCTTGAAATTGGAGATCTTGATTTTCTCAAGCGTCATCCTCATTGTTGCTGTCACCTCCGAAAACGCTGTACAAGAGTGCGTCTACAAGCTCCCGCGCAAAGACTTTCCCAGTGTTCTTCGCTTCCGGGTCTTCGACGGAATCTTCCTCTGTGCTGTCATCTTCCTCCGGCTCCGCCTCATCTCTGGCCTTTCCCGCGTTGTAGAGCGGAGCTTCTTCCCGCGTGAGCTCGATGGTGTAGTGATGCTGGCTGCTGGACTGAGTGATGCCGTATTTATAAAACAGCGTGTTGAGCTTGTATGCCATGCTCAGATCGCCTTTGATCAGCGTAACGAGCGATTCGGCCATCAGAATCGCTTTCGCGTCAGTCTTGTCTTTGCTCAAGCCAATGATGCTGATCTGGCTTTCGCCGTCGTTGATGCGACAAATCAGGATAGCATCCGCCTCATCCCCTCTGGCCTCGGAAATCATCTTTGCGCTGTTGATGATGGAAAACTTGTCCATGTCTGTATCTCTCCTTTCGCTATCCGAAAATCAGTCTGCAAATCATCATGCTGGCCACCACGATGATGAATATCGTTCCGACCACGAACGCATACATCACAGTATCCTGATTTTGCTTCTTTCGGGTCTTTGCCTTTTGCGCGCAGAGCAGCGCGTCGTAGTAAATCGCCCTAAAGCGTTCAAGTTCCTGTTTCTGTTGATAGTATTCATCATTAAGCTGCTTATTGCTTTGCTTTACGGCATCTATCTGCCTGAGCACTTCGTTTACGTCGGCGGCTATATCGTCCCTGATAAGGCCTTGCATGATTGCTTGCCTCAGCCTATCTTCGCCATGCCCGCGCAGCACTATGACGCTCGCTCTCTGCTGCTTGCCCTCCATTTGGCGCACCCTTTCTTCAAAGTGAGTCTTAATTAAGTGAGTCTTGATTTAGTATGTTCCCGGCACCAGGCCTCAAATGCCTTTATTTCTACCCTGAGCGTATTCCCTTGTTGGAATAGTTGGCCGCGCTCTCCAAACATGTGCATGATCTGGATGCTCTTGCTCCGACTTACTCCAAGGATTTCTTGTATATCCTTGGCGGAATAGTAATGCCTTTTGGGTGCTGGCATTCACTTCACCTCTACTTTGTGACGCTTGTTATTGCCCTGTACGGGCATTGCAATCTTCATGCACTAGATTCTTCACTCTCTGTGCGCTCTGGATCATTTCCGTGACTTCCTTGTGGATTTTAGCCTGCAATTCCGGATCGCTTATCTTCCCATCTGCTCCATCTCGGAGGGCTTCGCGTTCGAATTCAAGAACGTCGCCAATTTCCGCGAACATTGACATCAGCGCGCCTGCGAGGGTGTAGCTCGAAGTCTCCGGATGCATCCGTCCGTAACTTGTCGGGAACTCCGTCCGCATCCACGTTGTCCATCGATCTATGTCTCCAAGTGCTTCACAAATTTCAAACATCACATCGGGATTCGGCTTGAGTTTCCCGTTTTCGTATCGGTAAATCGTGGTTGTGTCGCAGGAAATGCGTTCCGCGAGGTCTGCGGCGCTGATTCCCTGCTCTTCGCGCCACTTTTTTAGGTCGCGTCCTGCGAATACAGCCATTTCGTTTTTCCTCCCGTGTTGGTATGATTTAGTCAACAACTTCCGATGGATTGATTTCTGTGGTAGGAGGGATCGCTTCATGAAGTTTCTTGCTCCCTTTGAGCTCCAAAGAGAGGTATTTCAAAACGGTTTGGCGGTACATATCCCGCAACCATTCCGCAACACTCTTGTAGCCGAGGCCGTTTACCGCTTTGAAAAGCGCGGCCTTTTCGTCGGCCTGCATCCACACTCGCAATTGCTCCATGCCCTCGTGTCTGTCTCTCTCTGCCTCCACCTCCGTTACAGCGATCTCTTTGGTCGATGCCATCTTCAATGCTGCTTTTGGGAAAACGTCTTCTTCCTGCACCGCGCGGAGATCGATGTCTGCCAACTTGTAAAGGGAATCGGGCTTGCACCCAAATACTTCGCACATTTTTGCCAGCGCTTTTTTCGTCGGAAGTGCTTGGCCCTGTTCTATATAGCTCATCACAACCTTGTTTGTGATGTCTGGCAGTTTCTCAACGAGCGCAGCCGCACTGATTCCGACCTCCGCTCGCATAACTTTGATGCGATTATGTACCACGCTCATGCTCCTCCTTGCCTTGTTTGCCGGATTATTTTCCGGCTCCGACTGGGCGCTCACTCAGAAACTCACGCGGCGAAATTCCGAGCTTGTCACAAATCAAGAGCCCCGTGACGACTCCCGGTGTAAACAATCCCATCTCAATGCGATTGTACGCGGCGGTGGTGATGCATGCTGCTTCGGCAACTTGAGCCTGTGTAAGGCCCTTTTCGCGGCGTGCGCGTTCTAGCCAAGTCCTGTCCATGATAAGATTGCGCTTCATGTTCGCTCCTTTCTACCGCTTTTAACGTATTACCGATTGTTAAAGCGGTTAATCTATGGTATACTTCGATTGCAGCCCTCGGAATATCGCGTTATCGCGTTTTTTGTTCGCACCGGCGCGTTGCACATCGAATACTCACTTGATTTACATTTTTAATTATAATCGGGTTTTGGTTTTTGTCAATCCCTAAAACCAATTTTTAACTAAAAAATTTGAGAGGATGGAATCACAATGACGATAGTCGATCGCCTTCACAAACTAATAGACGAGAGGGGAATCAAGAATAACGAATTTGCACGGAGAATTGGCGTTCCCCAATCGACGTTCCAAACATGGTTCAGCAAGCGCGAGGACTTCCCGGCCCGCTTTGTAATGCCAATCTGCCGCGAGCTTGGAGTTACCCCGGAATTGCTGCTAGAAGGCATCGAAACGCCTCCTGTTTCCATTCCGGCCGATTTCGTGCAATTGAGCGAGCAGGAGCGATTCTTGATCGAATCTGTTCGAAGTCTTGATCAGGAGGGCGCAATCGTTGTAACCAACAAGGCAGTGGAAGAAATGCGCCGCATGCGATCTATGCAGGGGATCAATGCCAATGCGGAATCTCGCATTGGATAGAGCGCGAAAGCTTTGGGGCGTATGCTCGCTGTTATCCAGGAAAGATGGTGAGTAGGCCCTCGCGCGCGCACGCAATTAGGTTCTAAGTTAGTCTCAAGCTAGTCTCAAGTTGGTTCCAAGCTGGCCCTCGCGCGCGCGTGCGCGCGTACGCGCGTTATATATTACTACTAGAACTTATATCTGGTCTATATCTGTAGTATATACGCTTGATAGAACATACATAGTGTATGATTTCCCCAAACGGGAAAATGGTTTTCCCCAAATGGTAAAATGCATTTCCCCAAATGGGAAAATCGGAGAACAAAGAATGGATGAGGTGCAATATGGAGCTTGCCTGGTGCAGTAAATGCCACAAAGACGTTTCTTTCGCGCACGCTGTTGCGGAGCTTCCCTGCCCATCTTGTGGTGCGAAAGCGTATTTCACGATCGTTGGTAATGCCGATAGGGAAGCGCTACTTGGCGAATCTGAGCGGATGATGCGGCTTGGGCGCTGGGATGATGCCGAAGATATTTTGGCAGAGTGCCATGATCGCGGATTAATCTCCGCTGCGGATTACAGGCTTTCTAGTGCGAATCTTGAATGGCGCAGGCAATGCGCTGCTGCCGCCATCGATCTGGCTTCAGATTCTGGCGTTCCCTTAGCCGAGTTTCGATCTGCGCTCGAAGCGGAGTTTGATAAGTTTGTGGTTGATTGGCTGCTGAAAGAGTGCCGCCTGATTCACCTCGTTCCTGCCGGAAGCGGCTACGTCGTGGAGGTGGCTTGATGGCGAAAAAGCGCAGAGGCGAACGGCCTGACGGCCTGATTCAAGTCTCCATTCAGATTGGGTACAAGCCGGATGGGCGGCCTGATCGAAAATACTTTTATGGCCATTCGCGGGCAGAAGCAGAACGGAAGCGCGATGAATATAAGGCTCGGCGGGACGCCGGGCTAAGGCTGGATAAAGACATAACCGTAGCAAAGTGGGTGGACATTTTTCTGGCAACCTACCGCGGGCGAGTAAACGAGGCCTATCTCGACGGAAACGCCGCGCCGTATAAGCGGCTGGTAAAGCGATTGGGGAATATGCGCGTTGCCGATGTGCGCGAGGCCGATCTGCAGCGGGCACTTGATGAGGTCGCTGGAATGTCGTATTCCACGGTGGATAAATACCGACAAGCCATCCGCAGGGTATTCGAGCGGGCACGAAAAAACAAGCTCATCCCGGATAATCCTGCTGAGGATCTCATCGCACCGGTAAGTGAAAAAGGGACGCATCGTGCCCTCGAACGCTGGGAAGTTGAGCTGATACTTGAAAATTGGAATACGCCTGCAAGCCATGCTGGGCTGTGGGTGATGCTAATGCTGTTGTGCGGCCTCCGACGAGGGGAGATGATGGCCCTTGATTGGGACGCCATAAACCTTGAGGCGAGAACGCTTGAAGTTCGGGCTGTTGCCGTGGTTAAGGGCAATCAAGTCATCATTGAGCAACGGGCAAAGACGGATGCTGGACTGCGCGTTCTGCCGATCTGCAAAGCCCTGTATGCCGCGCTGGTTTCTGTGCCTGCGGCAAAGCGTAGCGGCTTCGTATGCCTATCCGCCAAGGGAAAGCCCCTGACCGAGAGTGCAGTATCTCGCGGGCTCGAAACTTTCTGCCGAGTGCTTGAGCGCACCCTGAATGACGAGACTCCTACACAGCGCGGGCGTAGGACTGACGTAGAGCGCAGAAAGGCGAAGAAAGGCAATACGCTTCCGGGCAAGGAACGAAAACAGTTTTCGTTCAGGGCGCACGATCTCCGTCACACATACGCTACGGCGTTATACGATGCTGGAGTGCCGGTAAAGGCTGCTCAGTACTTTTTAGGACACGCAGACATCAGGGTAACGCTGGATCTGTATACCCATCTGTCCAAAGAACGTGAGGCCGCTTCCCGGCATCAGATGGTCAAGTATTTGGATGATTGGCTGGATTCCCGCGTAGTGAATTCTCTTTCGATGGAGTTGCCAGATGTTGAAAAAAACAGCTAAAATAGCTGTCGATGTGGTAGGAATGTGGTATTAAGCATTCTCTATTAGTCAATCAATTTATTTTACAAACTAGCGCGGCAGGATATTCAAATAATACCGCGAATATAGTATAATATGCAAGATGACAATGCGTTTCGGGACCAAAAGGTCGCAGGTTCAAATCCTGTCACCTCGACCAGAAGGGCAGCGGCCTGGAAAGCTTCCGGGCCGCTGTTTTTATGCCTTCGAGGCCTGAAAACCCTTATTTTATGGGCCTTTCCGGGGCTTCGTGGCCCCTTCGGGCGCAAAAACCGGACCGCTGCGTTTCAGGGCCCGATCTCGTTTTTCTCGCTTTTCTCGTTTTTCTCGCATCCGCGCTGTGGTAATTCTGTGGTAAATCCCGGTTTTGCGTGGTGGTCGCGTTCCCGATACAAAAATCGCACAGTGGCATAGAAAGCCCGAAAACGCCCCGTAGAGGCGTTTTCGGGCAAATATTGGTATTTCTTCCTCTTTGACGGTAGAGGCGGCTTATTGAGAGTTTAAACGTGTTTAACTGCCACTCAAAAAGGAACGGCTTCTTTCGCTGCTCCTGATGGTTCGTGCGCCAGCGATTCTTTGCTGCCGCCCTGCTTGCCGTGAAGCTGCCGAACACGGGAATCCAAGTGTAGCCCATTGGGTGGACGTAGAACAGGCCAGAATCCTTGTCCTTACTGTGTAGAATCTCACGTTGTCTTCTCTCCGGGGACTGCCGGGGATTTCTCCCTGGCCTTTTGTTATTTGTGATAGTTCGTGCTGAAAACGTACTCGTTCAGCTTGTCGCGGAAATCATGATTTCCAATGTACTGGATTGCAATTTCCATCTTTGCAATCTGGTCAGGCGTCGCGCCGTTGCTTTTCATTGCATCCGTAATCATCTTCATGACTTCGTTGGTGCTCATTGTCTTGCTTCCTTTCCGTCAATTACTTTTACTTCAGAGTCAACGGGTGCGCTTTTATGGTCACTCTTCTTTGTTCGATTTCTTCCTGTTCCGGCGCGTTCCGATGTACCTTCCAGATGTAACGCGGGCGTCCGTATACGGTTCGTCTTCGTCTATGAACCACTGCCTACCAATCTTCCGGGCGGTTGCAAAAGTGCCTCTTTCTGCCTTTTGCGTTACGACAACCGGATTTTTGCCATGCTGTCTTGCGTAGTCGTTCAATAGTATTAGCTCTCCCAATGCTTCAGTCCTTTCTGCCCTCGTGCCCTCCGGTGCGGGCGAAATGGTTATTCACTCGCAAGGTCGAGCAAGAGCATCTTGTGGTTTATCTCGATGTGAAAACTCATCCAGAGAAAATCGACAACAGCTGCATACTGTCCGCTGTCACCGGTTTCTCGCTCGTAGGCAAGAAACCGGGCCAATGCGTTAATGTCCTCCATGCCGAGGTGATGCCTTTCTCTGCTCTTGGCTAAAGCATCGATGATTTGGCTCTGCGCATCAAAAACAGCATTTTGATTGATTTCATAGAATACATCCGTATCCTTTTCGGTCATATTCTCAAATTCCTCGTGCGCCATTTTTTTATTTTCCTCCTTGACTTTCTCGCCTTACTTTGTTATCATAGGAGGTAGCCGGGGTAAGGCTCCCGGCTCGCCTCCATCTGAGGGGTTTGGTCAGCGGCTTGTGGAAGGGGCGCTGACCTTTTTATTGCTCTCCGCCCATGATCCGCTTTACGCTTTGCCTTAGTTCTTCAAGCGTTTCGCACTTCTCGATGAGCTCAAGGATCGCCTTTAGCAGCGCTTCTGTAACATTCATCTCATTCATTTCCTCCCCTCCTTTCGTAAGAGCTTTCCGCCCTGCCTTACACCTATATTATACTAAATTAGTTTATCCTTGTCAATAAAAATAATCGTATTTACGATGTTAAATTTCAAAAATACGATATTTTAATTCGGTGGCAAACTGAAATATCGAAAATTCGCGACAAAAAATCTTGCTTTTCGATGCCGAAACCATCAAAATAGATCAAGCAGGCATCAAAAAGTGGCACTACCCCCACAGATTCCCCCGGGAATAGCGCCACATACTGCTCGTATTATTTTTCGGATTTTTTAGCCTGTATATAGTTCAGTTGCTCGGCCACGGCGGCCTCGATGGCGGCGCGGTCGGCGGTGAAGCCGCGCGCTTCCAGCTCCTTGATCACGTAATCGAGCTTTTCCGCGCCCTTGCCCGCGCCGTAGAGCTGCTCCGCCGCGTACACGAGCGGCTTGACCGCGAGCAGCGATTGCTGCTCCGCCGTGGTGCGCGCCTTGATCCACGGGATCAGCTTATATGTCACCAGCGCCGCCAGCAGCGCGAGGATTGCCTCGAAGATGGGCGTCAAATCGATCATAACATTCCCTCCTATTTCTCAATCAAATACGTTTGTAACGCCGCGCGGGCGTCCTTGAGCTTGTCCACGCTGTTGCCCGTGATTTCGTGGTCCAGTAGGGCCAGCAGCGCGCGGGCGAAAGCGCGGTTTTCCTCTTCCAGGTCGGTGAGCCGCCGGTAGTCCTTTTCCAACTTGC